GGCTGAATGAGACGTCACCTGCTGCTCTGGCAGACATTTCATCCTTCCCGGGGACTACAGAGACAACCTGTGTCATAAAGACTGAGTTAGGTAAACTCCGGCAGCTATTGCCAGGGCCTATATGGCACTGGCTTGCTGAGACACTTATACTAGATGTTGGAGAAAAGCAGATTAGCAGAGATACCGAAGAGATTTACTTGGAGAAAGACGCTCGTGCAAGGCTAGCAAAGTTAGTGCATAGGCAAGAGGATGTAGTTGATGCTGTGAATGGTCGAGCTTCGATTTGTGCAGTTGATTACCGTGACTTCAACATCACTCATAGTAAAATAGACATGCAGGCTTTCTATCAGGCCATCAAGAATAAGATAACCCCTTATATTTCTACAGAAGATAGATCATGGGCTGGTAAGAGTTATGTTGAAGCTTTGATCAGCGCGTGTGAATATGTCATTGGTCAGCTTGATAATCTGTTTGCACGTCTCGCAGGAGGTGATGGTACCTTCCATCACCTTAATCGTGGCCTATGGTCTGGCTGGAGGAGCACAATGGCAATCAACATTTTCAGTAATTATGCTTACGCTACTCTAATTAACAATCAGGCCCTTGAGGGATTGGGTGAACAGTTATTTAGACGATTTGAATCTATGGGTGACGATGTCCACAGTACAACATCCTCCTTAACCAATTCACTATTCTTAGTTAAGCTCCTTTTGCTTAATGGACATGAGCTGCAAAGCTCCAAACAAATGATTGGTCTCAAGGCTGAGTTCCTACGAGTTTCCTATCGCTACAATGTTGAGCTAGATGCTGTAGTTGTCCGGGGGAGTTTGGCTAGGTCTGTTGGCTCGTTTGTCTGCTCTGATATGCAGTCACCAGAGATTGTGAATGGACCAGAATTCGCGAAAGGAACTGGGACCTCGGCTGCTGTCTTATGGCGGCGTGGTGCTGACATTGATTTCTGTCAACGACTGATTAAGGTTTGTGGTCTGCACTTCACTACCGTCAAGATCTCGGAACATGAATCTATAGCACTTACTAATCCGGATTGGTTAACAGTGGCTGAGGCTGACGGTGGGTTGGGTTTACCCATACTGGGCAAATTAACGCCAAGAGCTGTTAACAAGCTCATGCATGATGCACCAACCATGGGACCTTCCTCAAGGACAGGTCCAGTCAAGAATCATGGTGTAGAATCTCTGATGACTGTTGCTGGTAAGATGTTTGAAACAGCTCGATTCCGTAGTGACGAGCTAGACATGGT